ATCGTTCTGATACCTTACTTGAGCACCTGCATTAGCAGTTGTTTTAATTCTTACTTGTGTATTACCACTTGTTCCATGAACATGAAGAACACCTTCGGGAGCAGTAGTACCTATGCCGACATTACCTGATGAGTCTATTCTTGCCCTTTCAGAAGCATTAACTCTAAATGCTAATGAGTTGTCATTGTGGTCATATCTAATACTACCTGCATCATTATCTCCACTATCTCCAAAGTCTATAAATGCTTCTCCAGTAGTTGATGTGCAGTTAAATCTTAATCCATCTTGGTCGCCATGAGAAATGTTTAGCTTCATATTAGGTGAGTTAGTTCCTATACCAAGTTTGGCATTGCTATTACCAAAATAACTATCTCCATAAGCAGTTAATTTAGTTCTTAATACAGGTGTTGATTCTCCAGTATATAATTCAATACTTCCATCATTACCTGCATCAGATAGTTTTATAATATCTTGAGTGTCTGATATTGCTACTGCTATATCTCCTCTTACTTCTAACTTATTACCAGGTGATGTAGTTCCTATACCGACATTTCCTGCAGATATATGATTAGCAGTTCCATCAGTATAAAAAGCAATCTTTTCTGTTCCACCATCATACATATGGAATCTACCACCATCAGTAGATTTTTCTCCCATCTTGAATATAGCATTACTACCACCAGTTTGAGTTATAGTAATACCACTATCACTTGAACTTGTGCTATTAGATTTTACATTTAATGGACTTGCAGGTGATGCAATTCCTATTCCGACCTTGCCATCTAACATAACAAGATTGTATAAATACATAGAATTATCTGCTGCATTTGGAGTAACGAATTGTGCTCCTCGTCTAAATAATATTTCTCTACCATCTCCTTGAAAACCACTATAACTATTTCCTGATGGGTCATAGCCAAGAGCAATAGCATAAGTTCCACTTGTAGCTCCTATTTGTAATGCTTTATAAGATGATGAATATCCCCATCTTGTTCCTTTAAGAGCTAGCATAGTAGCATTTCCATTATCCATACTCAAATCACCCTGAAAAGTCTTAGCACCACTAAATGTTTGAGCAGTAGATAAATGAGCAGTATCTGCGTCTAAATATGCACTTGCAATAGCAGTTCCTTGCCATACACCAGTTGCTATAGTACCTAATGATGTAAGTTGAGGTATTCTAGCAGCTGCAAATGTTCCACTAGTTATTTTACTTGCTGGTAGATTTGGTATATGACTTGTGCCTAATGAATCTAATTCTGCTAAATCACCTAAATTTAAATCAAGTTTCATTTCAGCTATACTTCTACCTTCTAAAGTATTAGCATCAGTAAATTTTGCATAGTCATTATCTACAGGACTACCACTTGTATCTACTGTACCAGCACCTGTTGAATAACCATAAGCTTCAATTTTTTCTTTAATAGCACCAGAAGACATTAAATGGTCATCGGCATCAACAAATTCAGAACCAATATCAATGTCATTGAATGCATGTCCAGCAAGAGTTATTGAACCTGTTGTTGTAAATCCACCAGCAGTTATTGTACCGCTTGTAGTATCATTTGCATTATTCTTTAGATAAAGGTCGTCTACAGCTAGCCCATTAGAAGTTTGCGATAATCCTGTTCCTGCTCCTACACTAAATTGATTGTTAGAATTTAAGGATATACCATTCCCTGCGGTGTAACTTCCGCCAGAAACAATAGTAACGGTACTACCTATTTTAGTATATAATACATTATTAGTATAATCATATACTAATTCGTATTCATCTATCGTACCTGCATTAGGAGCACCATCGCCTCTTTTAATTAAAAACTTATTGGCCATTAGTTATCCTTATTAGTTAGCGTATGTACCAAAATCTAAAATTGAACCAGTATCTGTATTAGCGTCTACAGTAAGTTTAACTGGTTTATTAAATTCAAAATAATCTACTCCACCACTATTATTCCAAGTTAATGAAGGGGCTGAGCCATGTGTACCAACTGTTAAACCTGCTCCACTAACTCCAGCAGCAGTTGCTGGGTCAGCACTTATATTGCTAGCTACAACAATATTCTTATCTTCCACAGTTAAAGTTGCTGTATTTAATGTTGTAGTAGCACCCCCTACTGTCAAATCTCCTGTAAGAGTAAGATTCCTAATTCCTGATGTATCTTTATTTGAATCTACAATAACTGCTTTTGATGCTGCTACTGTCCCTGCTGTAGTATCTACGTAATTCAATTCAGCTGTAGTTGCTGTTACACCATCTAATTTATTCAATTCAGCTGTAGTAACTGTTGCTCCATCTAAAATATTTAATTCAGCTGCAGTTGAAGTTGTTGCTAAAGTTAATAGTCCTGCTCCTGATATTGCAAAGTCATCGCTACTTGGTTTTACTGTTCCTACTGCACTAGTAGTTGCTATTGGAACATCTGCTACCATTATTGCATTTAAGTCAGTAACCTCTACATCTTGAGCATTTCCGTTATTTGATGTTTGTTTACCAATGTATAATTTTTCATTTATTGCATCCCATGCTAATTCTCCCGTTAACAGGGTATTAGCTGCTGGAGCACCTCCAGTACCATATACATTTCTTTTAATTTGTAATCTATTCGCCATTGTCTATCTCCTTATGGTGTATAGTCTCCACCATCTATGTTTTCAGATTCTAGAAGTACTGCACTTTCTACATTGAAAGTAACTGTATCTCCAGAAACCGTTGTTGCTATGCCTGTTCCACCTGTCAAGGTTAACGTATCATTGCTACTAATAGTAGTGCTACCACTATCTCCAGTAGTTGTGAAATCATTTAATCCACTCGCTGATGTAATGCTAACATCTGCTGAGCCATTATCGTATTTTAATATTCCATTATCATAAAATACTAATTTAGTATAAACGTCTTTAATCTTATTCGGTCCTGTTAAACTTCCACCCATTATGCATTCATCCTTATGTCGTCATATATTGGTTCATCTGATTCCTCTACAGCTGTATATGAAGCATCTGCAGTTATAGGAACATCTACGTCTGCCGTGTCAGAAGGTATATTAACATTCACATACGTAGGAATTGATTTAGTAACTGCTAAGAATGTTTCATCAGCAGTTATATCTCTATCTGTATAATTTCCATCTAAGTTATCATCAAAATGAACACTTAGTTCATCAAATTGTCTATTAACTCCACTTAATAGAGTTAATCCAAAATGACCTTTTCTCCAAGTATTAGCCATTAAAAATCATGTTGTTTTACGGAACGCATTCCAGAAACTCTTCCTCTATTTGCAAAAGATTTTCCTTCCTTAATTCCTCGTTCAAATCTATTATCATAATACATTGCTATTTTTAAATTTTCAGGGGTTTCTTCATATCCATATTGAATTGCTTTATCTACAATATATTGATGAAATTCTACAGGTAATTCACTCTCTTCTAATAGAATGTCAGATAAAGCATTATCTAAAGTATAAAAATGGTCTGCTTTCTTAAGATAGAATAAAGTAATTTTATATATTCCATCTGGAGATGTAAATGCATTCTTTTCTCCTTGAGCTCCATCATGTTTTGCAATACCAATAGAATCACGTTCTATCCACCAAACATATTGTTTTACGTTTCTTGTATATATATTTTTATAATATGGCATTAGTCTATATCCCTATATTTAGGTCTTCCTAATAATCTTTTAATCTCTACAGTATCTCCGTCGCTATTCACCATATCTACTGATTTTATTTCTAAAATATCTGATTTTAACCCATAATAACGTTGAGTATCTGCTGTATAAAAATTTGTAGCATTATCTAACATTCTAGTTCTTGCACAAAATTCATCAGACGCCCTATTTAACATATGAATAATTTCATTGCTTCCTAAATCGGGATGATGTTTCTTAACGAGTTCTATCATTTGTTGCAGTTTCATTTCTTCCTCCTCCCATATTCATTGCTTTTCCTACGATATATGGTTCTAAAAATTCCATTAATAATTGATGTACTTTTTGGTATTGTTGTTCATACCAAGCAGATAATTCAACATCTTCATCAGCACTAACAATACGCTTTAATAAAATATTTCTTGATGCATGGTATACAACTCCATCATAAAATTCATCAGGTAATCCTGCAATAGCTGTATCACTTAATGCTACACTCGGGTCAGGAGTAATAGCACGAACATCAGCAGGTTGTGCATTTGATGGTTCAGGTATTACATATAAAATATTGTCTTTAATATAATATTTAGGGTCAAATTCACTAGTAAAATAAATACTATTAGGGTCTTCATGAGCTGCAGCAAATTGTGGAGAAGTTTCTGTCGCTATCTTATCTCTAGCTCCATCGTATCTAGTGATATAGTTTATTTTTAAAACATTAGCTAAATCCAATGTTACTCCATTTGTAGTGCTTAATCTACTTGTTGCACTTAATCTTTCAGCAACTCCTTTATCTAGCATAATGATTTTTATAATGAATTTTACTGCATCCCTTAAAAATTTAGGGGCTTCAGTTGCTTCATCTGTTATACTTCCTGTATATGCCTCTATATCTGTTTGAAAACTCATTTTTCTCCTTTAAAATTCTTTGGGGGAGTATATTTCAACTCCCCCCGATTAACTCACTATTATGTACCAAATTTCAAAACAGCGTGTGTTTCTGGTAAAGAAATTTCTAAACCTGCTTCTGTAAGAATAAGGTCTTTTCTTCCGTCAACATCGTTATTTTGGATGTTTGATTTAATATGTGTATCTCTAGACTCACCATTAGCTGACAATGGTCTATATGCTACATTGTCTAAATCGACAACGACTGCATGGTCTGCCCATGGTCCTCTTAATAGTGGTTCCATTACAAAGTTTAAAGAACCGTATAAGGTATCTACTTTAGTAACAGCTACACCATTAAAGGTTGAGTTTCCTTTAGAAACATTTACATTGAATGGATTATCTGAATAAGCCATAGTGTTTCCTAAGAAACTGTCTCCGCCCAGTTTGTTTAGCCAGTTCATGATTGTTCTAGAAGCAAGAACGAGTTTATTCCCGCCTGCTCCTGATTCTGCATCAAAAATATCTGACATTGCATCTACAAACGTATCGTAAGTTGAATTCGCATATGAGAAAGCTTTCACTTTACCATTGATTTCAGTAAAGGGTAGAATACCCCATGTCTTACGTTGTTGTGATGTAGTGCCGTCATTTGTTGATACTTCGCCATAACCGAATAAAAGAGCATTTTCAATGTCCATCTTATGTTCCATAAGTTTTTCTTTCCATACTCTCATATATTCGTTAGCGTCTCCACGATAACGAGTGGCTAATGATGTACCAGAGAATAAAGGTACTGCTGTCTTAAAGATTTGACAGTATCCTTCTCTATCGTACATTTCATCTCTCCATCCGTCTGGAGCTGTATCGCCTTCTGCCCATGCAGAACCAATTACTTGGCCAGGTTTACCATCAGCGTGTACAATTTTGTCTCCGCTGACTAGTGCTGTAACGTCTAGAGCACCATTTTCTGCACCTAATTCAATAGCTTTAACGAATTCAGCTGAAATGCCTGTATCTAAACTATTTTGAACTAAGTCTGTTACTCTATAGTACACTATTAAGGTTTTATCACTACCTGAGCCAGCATTTGCATCTAGTTGTCCTTCGATTGCAATCATCTGTCCTGGTGTGATATATTCAGCCTTATAAGGGCCGCCTGATTTTCTTCCATATACGTCGTAATCAACGTCGATTTGGTCGTCGCCTTTTACTAAATTAAAAGTAGCTTGTGTAGAACTTCCGTCTGATGTGTGAGTTATTGCACCATCTACGAAAAAGTTTCTACGTTGCCATTGATGTCTTTTTTCAAGAAACTTGAACACAGGGTCATCAGTTGGCTTTTTAGCTACTTTAGACAAATATGCGAAGAAAGGTGATGCAGCAGGATTTAAGTGAGAAATTCTCTCACCGAAGTTCATCAATCGTCTATTATCATTAATGCTTACACCTTGTGGTGCAACACCAATACTCGGACTGAATACTCCATTTGTATCTTGTGCCATTTTTTTCTCCTTTTACTTCTCTCGAAGTGTTGAGATGCTAAAAGATATTCGTCTTTTCGAAGTCGTCTATCATTGCATCCATTATTTGGTCTTCTGTACTTCTTTTAGGAGACTGCACGCTTGCACCTGGCTGGACACCAATTGGTTTAGGTATTACCATTTTCTCTTGTCTATTAGCCAATCGTTGCTGTTTGGAAACTTCATTCGTTGTTACTTGGGTCACTTGACCTTTCGTAGCTGTCAACTGATGTAGTTTAACAAGATTGTCCATAGATAAAGAATTTGGAGAACTCATTGTCTGCATAAAATCCGTGGCTTGTTCAGGAGTATAGTTGTATTTATATTGTAAATCACGCATCATCTCTTGCTCTTTTACGAGTTTGCTCTGTGCGTCTGTTCTACTTTGTAAATCAGCTTGTCTCCGAGTATCCATATCTTCCATGTAGTCAGACATTGCGTCTACATATTCCTCTCTATCAGCTAAATACTTAGCTGAAGAACTTGTTGGGTCCTCTAGTGCTTCAGAATGTTCATACCCAGCAGGCTTCTTAGGTTTAACAGGTCGTTCCAATTTCGCCGTTTCCTTTGAAGGCTCTTGAATCTTATCTAAAATATCTGGATTTCTTTTCAGATGTCTTGCAATTGGCAATACATCATCAATATCAGATAATTTTGATTTCAATTCATCGAGTTCAGTTTGTCGCTTATCTGCTTGGCTCTGCCAGTATTGAAACTGGCCTTCGTCATTCTTAGGGTCTGAAGAAACAACTTCAGCTGAATTATCTTTAACAACTTCTTCATTTTCGACAATTTCTTGCTTCTGGTCGCTTTGTGTAAAAACATCGCTTTCTGAAGCCTGTCCAAAGATATTGTTAAACATTTCATCTTCCATACCAGGGTTTACCGCAGTCTGGTCCTCAGTATTTTGTTGTTCTTCTTGTGCCTTATTTTCTTCCATCTCTTCTCCTTTTCTAACTTTCTGTTTCACCTTCATTGGCGTCTACAGAATTCATCAGATTTGTTTGAGCGTCTTCAATTCTAGCTTTATACAAGCTAGTTGCCATTTCAGCCCTGTTGACTTGTTTATCCAAGTCGGTACTGAATTTTTCTACTTCAAGGCGTTTCTTAGCATGTATAGCTTCTCTATCAGCTGTTTGCAAGTCGCCTTTAACTTTCTTTAATTCTTCACCCAACGCTTCTATTTGTTGAGCCATTTGTTGCATTTGTCCGAATCGTGCTAATACTCCTTCTACATCTACCAATTCAGATTTCTTCAATACTTCAACCTGGTCAATTAATCCAGCTTGATGCATTTGCATATAAGTATCTAATAGAGCCATTCTATTTGTAGGTAAGGTAGAACCTGATACTACAACAATATCATATCTTCCTGCTCCAATATCATGAAATCTCTTTACGACTCCATTATCCATTTCTTTATAAAAATTAAATCGTTCTTCTTTTTCTGTTCCATTAGGTTGTACTAATCGAATAACCTTTTCTTCTGTATATAATTGTTGCATTAATGGAATACATACTTTTGCACATTGATTTAAAAAGTTTTCAACATCATCTTTACGAGATTTAATTCTTCGTTGTCCAAATTCGTCAACCACTACAGTTCCACGATAAGTTTGTGGAGCCCCTTGACTACTTCCTTGCATTAATTCAAAAATACCAAACCCATATTCTAGGTCATACTTAGCATCCGCTTCGTTCTTATATAATTCATTTGGCAATGGAACAGGTCCTGCTACAATTGGTGCTCCCAATTCTGCATCGAATTCAATAACACTTGTTCCTGCTTTTGCCCATTCTTCTTCAATTTGTTTTAAATCTGCTGAACCACGTGGAATTAATAGCTTTACATTAGTACTTGTACTTGCATGAGCAATAATTAAAGAACGAATTTTATTAATATACTCTTGTAAAGGTCTAAATATTCTTACATCAGATTCAGGATACGGATTACGATGATGTATATTCATTAATGGAATAATTGGATAATCTCCTATAGGCAATATTCGTTGATATAATAATTTATCTCCACAACTTACTATCATTCTAACTCTAGATATTTCGATATCATTGCAAGTAATTTCTCCTGTACCAGTCAATTCTTCTACTGTCATAGGAACCAATACAACTGTACTTCCAGGGATTGAATCATCATCTTCCATTCCTGGAACTCTTACAGGTTCTTTTGGAATCATGTTACCTTGTTCATCCATTTCTGGGTCTGGTAATTCAAAATGATACATTGGACCTTCTTCTTCTATTTGAGTAAACAAGTCTTCTACAGACTCTGTATCAAATACAATGATTTCTTCTCCAGTTATTTGTCTCATTTTAATATAATATACATTTTTATATGCAACATATTCGTCTTCTGCCATTAAAAATTCTCTATCTGAAAAAGGCTCGTAACAATTCCATTGACTAACCATTTCTTTTTTATAGCGTTCTATATATTTTCGTTTCTCATGCATACGACCTTCGTTAACATGTCCAGGAAATTGTTGTGCTTCCTGTGCAGAAAGAGATGTTCCTGGTAAAGTGTCGTCAACATTTTGAGAATCAGCTTCTTTAATAATGTCCATATATCCAGGGTATATTTGTTCTGCTTGTTCATCTGTAATGTATTTTGCTACCAATATGTTTGCAGCATCACGGGCATATTTATCTTTAGCATGTGGGTCAATATATACATCTAACGGATTAAGAGACTTTAAGCAAACTTCTCCTTTTCCTAAATCAGCCATAGGGTCTTGATAAACATTTAGGATTCCCATTCCCCCTACATAGTAATCATCGATTGCTCTCTTTAATTCTTCGTCTCCGCTTGATGATTGCCAAATATATTGAAATAAATCAGAAAACACTTTTGCTGTTTGCCTGTCAGAATCTTCTCTTCCTGTAGAACGAAATTGTGGAGAATTATAAGTTAATAGAGATTTTGCTGTTTCAACAATTGGATGAATACGATTTACAACAATTGGAGCTTGTCCACGAGCTTCTAATATATCTGTTTCTTCAAGAGTCCATTGTGCTCCAGCTCTAAATTCAAGTGCTTCTTGGAATTTGGTTGCCCATGTATCACGAGATGTGTTGTAATCCTCAAATAACTCTAAAGACTCTTGGACTTCCTCTGGAATTTCTTTAGTCTTAACTTGTCCATCTTCATAGTCAAAGATGAATTTCAAATCATTTGCGTTTTGCGTTCGAGTGCTTTTGACTCTTTTTTGAATCTTTTCTATAGACATCCTTATCCATTTCAACTAGTTGATACTTGTCTGGTATTTCTGTTTTATCTATTCGTTTCAACTTTTCAAGAAAAGCTTCAAAGGGCAAAAAATATTTAGATATGTCTATTTTACCCATATGTGCTTGGGTTAAAGTAATACATTAACATTGTTTCTGTCAAGAAAAATCTTTAAAAATTACAAAGTTCTCCAATTTTTACGTTTTCGAACAAATAAATTATTATGTTCTTTCTTCAGTACTACCTTATGAGCTGGTCGATATGCATTCTTATTGGCATAAAAGAATCCATCTAATAAATCGTCATGCTTCCCTCGTGGATACAATAATAACTCATCTACAAATGGTTGCATATTTTTTTGAATATATACTTTTTTATTAGCAAATAAGGGTTGAAGACTTTCTAATCGATACGATTTAGATGTTCTAGGATTTTCCTTAATTTCAAGCCCAGGGACAAATAGTCCCATTTCAGCTGCCTTTTCTTTAAGGTATTGTCTTAACATCTCCTGATAACCAACTGATTCAATTCTGGTTTTCTGGCTTTTATATCGTTTAAAGTTATCAATGATAGCATCTGCAAGATTTAATGGTTTTGCTCGTTTTCTATAATAAGGTAAAATAAATCGATTATTATCATTATCTATTGCCATGTTAAAAATAACAGAATAGTCTGCTCCTTGTTTCGTACTAGATGCAGGGTCGACTCCTGTAAATACATTTACAGGTCTCCTCTCATCTACTGCCTCACCATTTAGGCTCGTCAGGATGAGAGTTGACAACCCTTGCTCATCTTTTTCAACGAATCCTTTATAATGTTGAATATCTTCTTCTCTAAATAAATTTTCTTCATCACCAACAATCTGACATAGATATTCTCGATAAAATACAGAAATACGATTAATACTATCTAATTCTTTTTTCTTTTGTACTAATTTCTCCATAGGCCATACTGCATCCCATAATGCAAGTTGCTTATCCATATCAGGTTGAAACATTAAATTAGTCCATCCTTCCATATCTTTTAAGGTTTCCACCAAACATCGTTGATGTTGGGGAGTACCAATCACAGCAACCTTTCCACGTAGCGGGTCTAAAGAAGGAACACCCGATTGCAGCAACCATCGTAAATTAAATTCCATTGCTTCTGCTGTCTTGGTATTATTCTCGTCTTCGGGGTCATCTAAAATAATAAGGGTTGGTCGTTGATTCCCATGTTTAATTCCACGAATTTGTTGTCCTGTTCCTTTGCATATGATAATAGACCCGTCTTTCAATTCTACTTCTTGATGTGTCCATTTACGTGCCGACTGCATTCCCCAATATCCAAAAAAATATCTAAATTCTTTAGAATAATCTAATACATCTTTTAAGGTTCCTAGTAATTTAACAGCATGTTGTTGTGTTCGTGATACCAATACTACGACTTTAGGACTTTTATCAAACATTAAATGATATAACGGATATACCCCAGCCACAATAGAAGACTTTGCATGACCACGGGGAGCAATAATATTCACCTGGGTACAAGCAGGGTCTAATAATGTCTCTGAAATCTCATAATGAAACGCAGGAGACTCTTCACTAAACATATTTGGCATGACCATGCGGCCAAATAACAGCATATCCTGCTGCATCTTTAATAACATCTTCTGTTTATCCATTTTCATCAATATCTTGTGTCTTTGTTGCTTTTAACTTCTTTTGCTGTTTCTCATAATTCGCTTCAATTTGATGTGACATGTCTACTTCAACAGATTCAATCAATTGTTTCGTTTTTGGAGCCATATCTAAAAAGATAGACAATTCTTTAGCAGCACGAATCATATCTGCACTATTTTCTTTGTTTTTTGCAACATCAATTGCTTCTTTGATGACATCTAAGACAAATCCTTCATCAATTTCTCTATCAGTTAATACTTCTTGCAATTTTTCTTCAATCATTTTTTTTGCTTCCTTTGTTTTCAATAATCGTTTTGCAGCGATTACGGGGTTTTCTTGGTCAGGCCTATACAATGACCCTATTTTATGCATATCTGGGCTTAAACCAGCCATTTTGTACGCTAGAAAGGCATTGACGGCTAGCTGTGCCCTTGTAGACTTCGCTTCAATCTCATTATACGACTTTGTAGAGACATTACAAAAGTTTTTCGAAATATAATGGGGTTCAAACTCTAATCGACTCGTTTTATGAATCCATGCTCTTCCAAATGGGAACACCACTAAGGGTCCACGGTCATATTGTTCCAACCCAACACACTCTGAGACATACCCATCATCGCTTACCCCCCATTCTCCAAGAGAACATTCTTTCCAATGTTTTACTTTTAGTGCTTTTGACTTGGCTTCTTCCGCTGTATAGACAGGATAGGTTTTTTCTTGATAGTTATTCTTCTTTAGCTTCTTTACGAGCGGTATCATCTCTCTTTTCCTGTTTTTCTTTTAAAAAATTTATAAAGGTGTCTCTATCCTTCTTGAATTTAATGTATTCATCTAATGCTTTTTCGTTGATATACACTAAATGCTTCAATTGTTCCAATTGATTTGCCATGCCCCCTACGATATTTACGATTTGCTTATTCGTTAATTTAGATTTCGTTTTCTTCATCGTTACTCCTATACGTAATAAATTATTTCTAATAATTTATGTATTCTTATCCGTATTATATATACATATATATACGTATATATACGGATAGTGTTAATCTAGTTCATCATTTTCTTTAATTACACCTATTTTCATGCCTTCAATTACACACCGTATTTCGAACTCTGCTTTCATATATTCTTTTAATTTTACAATATCTGGGTCCGTAGGGTCTATCGGAATTTTAATCCATTCTTGTATGCGACTATCCCACATTTCTAACATTTCGTCTTGTTTTAATCTACGAATCATATTTTTCGGAAGTTTCATCCTATTAAAGTAAGTCCAATATTTAAAAAATTCAACTAGAATGTGTGTACGTGATATATATGTATCCTACCCCACTCGGATATTCGTCGCTCGGACAATTTTTCGTTGAAAAATCGTCGTTCCCTTCGCATTCCCCCCATGCATACTGGCGTATTGCATGGAATGCGAAGTGCACTACGTCCAATCCGTAGAGACACTACGGATTGGTCTCTCTCTCCCTTCGTGGCTTGTCAACCTCCGAGTAACCTCGGTAACAAGCCTTAGCAAACGAGTAAAAACAATATGGATACTCGTCCATAGATGACATAGCCGATGAGTTTAGAGAGAGAGACACGCTTTTTCAACGGATGTGTTCAGCCTTACGGCTTCACCCGTCTATCTTTTTATTGTCCGAGCTCCTTGTCCGAGTGGCGTGGATACATAGTCCTTACCCAAAAGGCTTTACTTTATACCTTGCAGTTCCCAACTGCACGTTTCCGTGTCGACTCCCCAATCGGAATGGTTTCCGATTGTCGACTACGGAAACTAAACGAACTTGGTTGACTTAAACGTCAACAGTTCGTAGTTCTCGGCTCGTGAAACCCAACTGCGTGCAACAGGGATAGTGAAGCACTACGTATGCTTTCACGTTGCAGTCCCTCGGACGAGAACTAAACATACAAGTAGTCTGGAATGCATTGCATTCTACAGACGTAATCCTTGTATGTTTTTTTTGCAGTTGGGAACTAAGTAGTTCATCTGCAATTTTCGTGTTAACCCCCAATCGGAATGGTTTCCGATTGTTAACACGAAAATCAAGTCTACATGCCTCTGGATAAAAATACAAGTTGAGTGTTTGAAAACGGCCTTTCCAGAATGTAGACTTTTTTTTGCAGATGAACTAAGTAGCAAGGTATAACATTTATCTGCTTGTTTGTTGAAGCACTCTTTGCAACCCAAGGACACTATCATAACTTTCCGTGTTAACTCCCCAATCGGAACGAATTCCGATTGTTAACACGTAAAGTTAACAAGTTATGATAGTGTTCCTTGAAAAATAAACACAAGTAGGTTGCAAAGTGTCCTTCCCACTTCTGAAAAGAGATAGTGGTAACAAGTTCCCACTATCATAACTCTTTTCATCATTTTTTTTTGCAGATAAATGCCGTGGTCGTGGTTTTCTGGCAAAGATACAACCATTCACCTCGACATAATCCCTTCCTCATGTCGAGTACTACCTTGCGTTCCTATTTCCAGCTTGCCACAGACCACTTTCGCTTTCTTTGCTCGGCCCTTCTCAACTCAATGACGCCGTCAGTCCAGCCGTCACCGTTGGTCAATCGTACACGAATTAGTTGCCTTCCCCAATATCCGTGAATTAACGGATATCGGCAACTAATTCCGTGGTTCAGCAAAGCTGAACTCACTCGTGTATCGTTGCCCAACGTAAAGGAACCATTTTTTATGTCCATAAAAAATATTACCTTTGACGGTTGGACTTTCATCGTTTTCTCTGACAAGAAAACTGATGACGGTAAAGCTGTCATCTCGTTGAGAACCCGTCACGCCAACAGAGTTGGCTACGGGGCCGTGGCTTACGCCAAGAGCAAAGAAAACGAAGTTGAAGTACTTGCGTACTTAAACGAACGTGGTCTTGGGCTCTACGAGCGTGGCAAGAGTAAATCTGGAAACAGTTTACGCTTCGGTATTCTCAATGCTAAACTTACTGCGTAAGTTATAGCTGAGAACTCGACAAAGAGCGGAAGTGGATTATGCCCTACGACATAAGGATTGTCGTAGGGGAAGGCTCTTTTTTTTGTATCTTTGCATTTCTTTTAAGGTGTTTCCGTCTATTCTTTCAGAAAACCACTCGTTTTGTAGTTTACTTCGGTTATTTTATTGTCTCATCGTTTTTCCCTGCTATCACCTCGACACAATATCAGCGAAAAATCCCCCCAATCCTTACGGATTGTTTTTTCGCTTTTTGTGTCTGAAACCATCAGGTGATAGCATGGGTAAAACGAACGACCAGCAATCTTGAAATAACGCTACGTTAAGTAGCGTTATTTCTTTCGATTGAAAAGGTGTTTCCGTCTGTTTTTTATACATAAAATAACCTGTGCCTTTTGTCCTACGTAGCGTAAAATTACCAAAAAACAGCGGTGTAGCTTATTCTCCCCAATCCTTACGGATTGGCTGACCTAAATAGTTTTATAAGAATTATAGAGTATAAGTGCTATACGTGAACATGTAGAGTGGTTTGAGCATAGAATTATGTCCGATTAACCATTCCAAGTAGCTAATACGGTAACCGACTTATACTCTATAATCGTAAGAAATTTTATAACAAAGTATGATACAAATCCTAAGATGCATCTAAAATTCGTTCATATAACTATGTATTATTATCTTGTAGTAGAGATATTTATAGTATATAGTGTTTGGATAGGTACGAAGAGTATCATGCTTTGCTATAACATAATGTAAGATTACCAAAAAACAAAAAACGGTATAACCCCCCCCAATCCTAACGGATTGTGTGGATTAAATTTAATAAGGAGTAAAACATGGAATTGTTTTTTAAATATTTAGTGAGTACGTTTGTACCTAACAAATATCTTTGCAAGGAATAAAATGGCTATACGTTGCCCACTCATATACAAGAAAGAGCTGGTTGAATATATGTGTGGTCATTTTAAAGGCTCTACTCGCATACATTGGAA